TTGGTTCATCTAGAATACGCTCTTCTGGGTCAAGACTTCCATTCATAATCAACCACCTCTCAGTTTCTGATGTACTGCATCTTTTATGCTGTTATACTCTGAGTAGTTTGAACTGTCAAGGTCGTTGGAATCAAAGACTTCATCGAAGTTTGACTTCTCAAGAATCTTGTTTTTAATTTCTAGTTGCTTCTTCTCTTGAGAAATCCTTCTCAGGAAAGCATAGTAGATAATCTGAGTGAAGTATGCAAAGGGATTCTTTGACTTCTCTGGATTAAAGTTATGAATATATCTTACACAGTTCTCGATACCATCACAAATCATATCATCCTTGAACATGTAGTTCACGAAGTTAGGTTTGTATGATAGATGGTTTGCAATCTTCAGGAAACATTCACCAATATACCTAGGAATAACTGGTTTGGGTTGGTCATTAAGCTTTGCTGTTGCAACCTGTGCAAAGTAATTCTCAAGAGCATTCAGAAATTCCTTGTTGTTTACATAGTGTTCTGTACTTCTTGGTTTTGGCATAATGGTTTCAAGTCTTTAACCCGAATAATGTGTTGTACTTATTATAACATGACCTTATCAGTTCGACAAGTGTTGACAAGAATACAAATGCCACATAGACTAGGCTTGTCCCGTTTGATAGATAAGTTATAGGTTCTTAGAGATTATAGAGTTTCTCTAGAACTTCTTTAGCATCATGAACACTAGAAATGTATCCCATCTTTCTATCTAACTTCTGAAAGTTAGTTTTAGTAGATTTTCTTATGTACTCTTGATAGTTCATAATCATCTCAAGATTCTCCGATTCAGACATCGTAAGAACATCATCTAGATTGATTACAAACAAATCTTCATGAGAAGTCTTTAACCAAGGTTCAAACTTATATCCAGTAATAGAACCTCTACTCTTCACAGGTTCTATCATAATAGGATTTGATAGTAGTAACATCGTTCTATCATCTTCATCAGATGCTGCTACCTTAGCAAATATCTCATCACCACATTTAAGTTTTATGGTGGCGAAAAAGTCATCTTCTATCATATACTCTCCTTGTTTAATCTTTTATATCAATAGTTAAAATATCGTAATTGAATTGTTCAGAAACATAAATTTTAATCCGCTCAATAAAATGATTCAGTGTATAGTTTTTTCTTGAACCAATTGTAAAGTCATCAGCAATATCATAAAGTTTTGCACTCACTTTATCTTTGCCTTTACGTAGGACTCTACCAATACTCTGTAAGTTCCGAATACGAGATTTGGATGGAGAGGCAAATATTACATTGTGTAGATTTTTAATATTAATGCCGGTACTAAATGTTCCGTATGATGCAACAATGATAGCGTCTTGTTGTGATTCAGTAATAAGTCTGACCTGTTCCCTATCTTCTGCACCAACACCACCGTGAATAAAGAATACTCTTCTTCCTTCACTTACCTTATTATTTATCATCTCATATAAAATTGCACCATGAGATTCAACACGACTGAATAATACAAGTGTGTTACCTTTCATACTACAAGAAAGATTAGTAATAAATTTATTTCTTATTTCGTGAGAAATAAGATGCTGAATCTCATCTTCGTATGTATCAAACTTCTTTGGTTTATACTTCAATACAAGACACTGAATATCAAGTGTCGCAAGATGACCTTCATCAATGAGTTTCTTTGTTCCAGTAACTTTATATGATGGACCAAACAGTCCCTCTAACACCCACTTATGGGTCTGTGTCCCGTCTAATGTTCCAGTGAACCCATATCTATACTTTGCATGATGTAACTTGTCCATAATCCCTACAAGAGACTTACTCTTAAACAAGTGTGCCTCATCACCAATGATGACATCATAGTCCTCAAAGAACTTCCTATCTAACTGATAAACAGACTGCCAGGTAGTTATAGTTACAGAGTTTGTATTGACCCTCTCACGGCCCGCGTAGATACGGTGACAGTGGTTTGATACATCCCAAGAGTAACTCTCAAAATCCTTATACATCTGTTCCACCAGAGATGTAGTAGGCACAACGAGTAAGATTTTATTACCTCTTGCCGTGTGGTATCGCACAACTGAGTAAATCATAAATGACTTGCCAGATGCCGTAGGTGATATCAATAACTTCCTGTTATACCTCAGAGCCTCATATACCGCATCTATTTGGTAGTCACGAGGTTTTATATCTGGTGCAATACTTTTCATATAATCTTTTACACCACCCCGACTCACAAAGTCATTGACTTCAAAGGGTGGTCCATAATACTTATTATTTTCAAATTGATATGTATATCCGTTGTTCTCGCAAAATGCTATAATTTTATCTAATAGACCAACATATATTCTCTTGGTCTTCATATTATAAAGATGCACATAACCATCCCAATACTTATTACGGTATTGCGGCATAAACTTTTTGTTCTCGACCTCGAAGGTGAATTTGTCCCGCAACTCATGCTCAACATGCGGTTCAGTTGTTATTTTTAGATATACTTCATTTACCTTCTCAATTGTCAAATGAGACATAATGTAACTTTTTAGTTACTATTATTTATTACATACTGTCAAACTGATGTTCTAATATAATTCTATAAAAATTATCTCTCATCATAATAAGACTTTCCTGTTCTTCAGCATCTCCTCCAGGCCATCTCTCAATCGCCTGAGATAGACCTGTATGAATAAGACGAATACCTTCAATGGGTAATTCTATATGGTAATAACCCTCTTCATCCATTAACCTGCTCCAGATGTAAACCTCATAAAATCTATTGAGTTCTTGATTTGATATGTTCTATTACTTATCTGTTTTAAAATCTCTTCAATGTATTTGAGCATAACTTCATAGTAGTCTATTTTTAACGAAACTCCTGAGAGTTTCTCATCTGCGTCAAGATATTTTTGAAGAGTGTCTTTATCTCGGATCTTTTTGGGAAACGGAGTTTCGATATAAACATCGGGATCTGCTTTACCTGAATAAAACTCATATCTTTCGTGACGAATGTTTTTCTTTTGTTGTTCTGCTTTCTTCCTCAACAACATAAGGTTATTATAAATGTCATAATATTTTGCATGTAGAACGGGAATGTTTATAGATTCTGTATGTAAGTTATCAATATCAATTTTAGAATCCTTTTCCCACATCTCTTGGATTCCGGTCAAGTCAATCATTTAACAACAATCAAATGGTTCTATCGTATAGTTAAGATACTTGAAACTAACCTCAGCTGTCAAGTATTCCACATTGGTTAATGTTGAGTCAAAGTTAATGTCAGAAAGACTCGTAGGAAACATGTCTAAGAATTTGACTGCAAACAATGGGGTATTTATTGAACTAAGTATTGTCAGAGTTCCATCAGAAGTTAAGTTAATCTCACTTCGTTCTTCTTTAGGTACATCCCAAGAGTTTTGAAATTTATAAATCTCATCTAGACTATCTGGAAATCCAATACCCCTCATCCAGTTTTGGATTTGCATATAGTTTTCAAGATTTTGATCAATCAAAAATCTTATTCTTAAATCATTATAATCTAAGATATCACCAACTCTAGGTATCATCTTGAGATAACTAGGTTGGTCTGGAGAACCGAGTGTAAATCCAGGAACGTTAATTGCGTTACCGAAAAAACCAACCTTATCAGCTTTTGCTACTGAAAATCTAAATCCAGTTGCCTGTAAGAAGTTTCTATCGGTAACTTGTCCTGCGAATGAGTTTGTCATTATTCGTTAATTACAGCTCCAGAATATCTGTGATGTTCCTCATTGGCATCTCCTTCATTATTGAATCGTTTTCTTTCAACAAACGTTTCTGTCCACTGATCGTTACCTTTGTAATAAACTTCTTTGTTACAAACGATTTTTTTAATATAAGATGCCATTACTTTAAGGCAGTGATGTATTATTTATCAATGCATAAAAAAAGGACCCCATAAGGGGTCCAGTGTCACCGTTATGGTGGATGTGGATCACATCAAGTTCTTCACAGCAACTCTTCTGTAGTAACGGTTAGAGTTAATACGAAGTCTGCCAAGACCTTGTGTAGTGCCTTCAGCGAATGGATTAGCAACAAGACCATAGCGCGTCTTGAAACCAATTTTAGGCTGAAATGTATTTTCTCCAACGGCACGAACCATCTGGAGCGGCACATAAGGACAATAGAACAAACCAGCGTCATAAGGGGAAGAACCCTTATAACCAACGACGTAGTACTGATTACCACCAGCAGCGTTAGCACTGGTCAGGTTAGCAGAATAGGGGTCGATGTATACACGGAACTTACCGTTGATTGTACCAGCAAATGTGTTACCCGTGTCATCGACATTCAGGTTTGCATTCAGTGCTGGGGTGTAATCAAGGATACCAGCCATGGTCAGTGCGGAAGCAACGTCTGCGGAACACAGAACCATGTTGCCCTTTCCTCTACGAGTTCTTTGAGCAATCGCGTTAGCGTCTCTCTCGATTTGGAACAGAAGACCTTTGAACTTCTCAACGGACCAACGACCATTGGAGTCAACGTCCAGGTCGAAGATACCAGCAGTTGCGGTGTTAGAAACAGCGCCTTGCTCAGCAACTTTGTAGATGGTACGGATGACTTCTCTGTTGATTTCCGCAAGGATTTCAGTAGAGAGGATGTTAGCCAGTTCGGCTTCAGCGTTAAGACCGTGAATAGCCTTAAGGTCTTGTGCCAGTTCCAAGCTGTACTCTGCTTTCAGAGCTCTAGACTTGGCGGTTACGGTGACTTTCTCGATCGAGAAGGCCATCTGGTTGAACTGGTCACCGGCCGCAGAACCAAGGTTCTCAGCGTCACCGGTCTGCATTCCTTCACCAACGTTATATGGTGAGGGGTTCGTGGTTGCAGTACCAACGGGGTTCAGTACGGAAGGGTTAGAACCAGTTTGTGCAGTAGTACCAAGACCAACTGCGCCATCGGCGAAACCACCTTCCAGATTGAAACCGTCGTCCTGACCAGAGAATGCGGTATCTACTTCGTTGAACAGAGCTTCA